CCACGAGCAACGCTCTTGGTTCAGTCATCGGTACTACGGTATGGGGATTGGAAGGTAATCCACGGATTCCGGAAATCGACATCAAGGTCGACAGTGTTGCTGTGACGGCAATCAGCAAGAAGCTGAAGGCTAAGTGGACCCCTGAGTTAGGTCAAGACCTCAACGCATACCACAACTTGGATGCAGAGGTGGAGCTTACCTCGATTCTCTCTGAGCAAATTGCTCTTGAGATCGACCGTGAGATCCTGGAAGACCTCATTCTCGGTGCAACAGCCGCTACTTATTACTGGTCTCGTTCACCCGGTCTGTTCGTCAACCGCACTACGGGTGAGGAAATTGGTGCCAGCGCTGCTGCCCCAGACTTCACCGGTACCGTAAGCGAATGGTATGAGACTCTGGCTGAGACCATCAATGATGTGTCGGCTCAGATCCATCGTAAGACGCTACGGGGTGGAGCTAACTTTGTGGTCTGCGGACCTGAAGTGGCTAATATCCTTGAGTTCACGGCTGGTTTCCGCGCAAGCGTTACCGCTGACGACGAGAAGGGTACCATCGGTGCTGTTAAGACGGGTAGTCTTTCCAAGAAGTTCGACGTGATTGTAGACCCCTACTTCCCACGTACGGTCGTCTTGGTTGGTCGACGCGGAGGCAGTTTCCTAGAGAGTGGGTATGTATACGCACCTTATGTGCCACTACAGACCACACCCACGATCTTCGGCCCTGAAGACTTCGTGCCCAGGAAGGGCGTGATGACTCGCTATGCAAAGAAGATGGTTCGTCCTGATATGTATGGCCTGGTTGTCGTTCGCGGTCTCTTGGGTGAGAGCGGCTCGTCCTAAGCTAGTCGAGTAAGCAAGCATCATAAAACCCCTGCCTTTTGGTGGGGGTTTTTGTATTGTGGAAGGCTATTTATAGGTGCGAGCCAGAAGGTTCGCCCTATGTTTTTTAACATGATTATAAATGGAGGGTTTAAATATGGGCAAAAGAGTGGGCTTGGCGAGAATGCAAGCATTAATGGAAAATTTAAAGAGAGAGATAAATCTTACTAGTACGACGTTGACAGGAAACAAAGCAGGATTTTTAGCAAAGACTGCTAACTATACTGTTACCGCAGCAGATGGAGGCTGCACGATTCAGGTCAATCCGGCCGCAACAACTTTAATTCAGTTGCCTTCCGCGTCCACAGTTGGCGCTGGTTGGAGCATAACCATTATTGTTACCGAAGATGATGGTGGGACTCTCGACCAAAAGGTCAATATTGGCACAGCGAGTGGTGAGTTTTTCAATGGTATGATTATTGGTGGCGATGGGGGGGGTGCTGTTGTTGCTAACGGCACATCAAATGACTTTATTACCCTCTCCACCTCCGCGACGAGTGGTGAAAGGTTTGATATTACTTCTGATGGCACCCGGATGCACTGCATGGGTTGGGCTATCGATGCATCCGACACGTTGTTTGCAGATGCCGCGGCCTAACCGCATCCTAAAATAAAAATATATCTTTATATTTTCTCCCCCCTCTTCGGAGGGGGTTTTCTCTTTAAATGTACTATATACTATATATTAGAAAGGAGAAAACGTCATGAATCCACGTAGACGGCTATTAATGAAAAACAGGGCGAGAGCCAAGAAGGCTGCAGTTACGGTCGACACTACGGTGCCTACAACGGTTACTGAAACCCCGGTGGTGGTAGCGCCCATGGCCGCGCCAGTTGTTGAAGTAGAGACCAAGACAAAGACTGTCAAGAAAACGCGCCCAGTGCGAAAGACCAAGGCAAAGACCAAGACTGTGACCGTTCCTACTTGAGCGACCTTTCCGGATCCTAAAAGAACCCCCAGTGTGTCTGGGGGTTTTGTTTTGTAGGGCACTATTTACACAAGGAGGGCGCCTATATGCCAACTAATCTAAGCCCCAGATCGCAAACGAGTGCGATAGTTTTACCTTCAACCGGCTCCGCTAGCAAGGTTGCAGCGGCCGTTCCTTTTGGAATTTATACGGGTTCTGTTACATTTTTAACGGGAGCAGCTTTACAAGTAAATTTTGTATATAAAAAGCTTGGGGGCGATGTTGTAGATATTGAATTAACGCCGGCAAATGTTTATGCGGCTTATGAAGAAGCAGTATTAGAATATTCTTATATCGTTAACCTCCATCAGTCTAAAAATGCTCTTTCAAACATGTTGGGAGAGCAAACGGGTACCTTTAATCATAATGGTGAATTGGTTTCAGGGCCCTCTAATGTTAACTTAAAATTCCCTCGATTTCAAATTGGATATTCTAAAAGGGTTGGCGATGGTGCAGCAGCAGCAGGAGGTTTCGGAGGTACTATTCCAGAATACTCGGCATCTTTTAAGCCGAGCGAAAATAAACAAGATTATGATCTCCAGAACATCATTTCTTCGTCCGCCGCCGACGGTGTTGATGACGCAGGAAAGGTCGTCTCCTTCGCCGGAAAAGTAGGAGATAAAAGAGTCATTATAACTAAGGTCTTTTATCAATCTCCCCGGGCTATGTGGCGATTCTACGGCTACTATGGTGGCGTTGGAGTAGTAGGCAACTACTCTACTTACGGACAGTTCGCAGACGACTCTACATTTGAAATCATTCCTACATGGCAGAACAAATTACAAGCAGTTATGTATGAAGATTCCATTTATACACGCACTTCTCATTATTCTTATGAGATTATTAATAATAAGTTACGTTTGTATCCCAATCCAAGTTATTGGGATTTTGGGGACCTCAATAGGATATGGGTACGCTTCTATGTAGAAGATAATTCATGGGAGGAAGATTCAGGATATCGTAGTGGGGTTAATGGGATCAACAATATGAATACATTACCTTTCGATAATCTTCCTTATCTCAATATTAATGCTATCGGTAAACAGTGGATTCGAAAATATGCACTGGCGGTTTGTAAAGAAATGTTGGGGCAGATTAGAGGTAAATTTACCACATTGCCGATTCCGGGCGAGAGCGTAACTTTAAATCATGCAGAACTACTTTCTCAAGCGAAAGAAGAACAAACAACGCTAAAAGATAAGTTGGCGGAAATGTTGAAAGAGATGGAATACGCCGCCCTTACCAAGACGGATCAAGAAATCACGGATGCAGCCACGAATGTTTTGAAGTCTTCACCACTTCCAATTTTTCTAGGATAATAAATGAATGGGCGACAATGAATGGAAACGCAATAAAGCACCACCTCCTCCACTCTTTCTAGGAAAGAAAGAAAGAGATCTTGTCAAACAAGTTAACGATGAACTTATTGAAAAAGTCATCGGACAACAAATTCTTTATTATCCCATTGACCTAAAGGCTACTGATTTTCATGAATTGTATGGAGAGGCGATAGAAAAAAGCTTTCTCTCTCCCATCCGTATTTATGCGTTGGTGGAATTCACCGATTATTCTACACAGTATATGGAGAATGTAGGGATAGATAAATCTTGGGAAATTAATGTTCATTTTCATAAACGAAGATTGGAAGAAGACCAAGATTTATATGTTCGTGAGGGCGATTTTGTATTATATGGCGATTATTATTATGAAATTGTGAAACTCACTCAACCTAAACTCTTGTTTGGCCAAGCCAATAAAGAATTTGAAATCGCCGCTAAATGCATTAGAGCAAGGAAGGGACTATTTGATGCTACCTGATAACTTTGATTTTGCACAATTGCCTCCGGGAGATTATAAATTAAAAGAAATAGGCATGCTAGCGTCTACCATTGAAAATATTGATTATGCGATGGTGTCGTGGCTTAAAGAAGATTTAGATTTGAGTGCCCGCGGCAATGAAGGCTTTGTAAATGTGCCTATTTTGTGGCAAACCCCCGAACGATCTTATCAAATTAAACATAATAAAGATTTAAGAGATGATGGCGGTGCTATAAAATTGCCTATCCTTTCGGTGGAACGAACAGGAATTACTAAAGACCCGAACCGCAAAGGAGGGTTTCAAGCTCAAATATATTCCAATAAGAAAAACGGACGCAGCGGCCGTATTGTGATTGCGCGAAAGATTGTTGAAGATAAAACGCGTAACTATGCAGTAGTAGGAAATACGCGGCGCGCCAATTACACTTCAGGAAAAGAACAACGACATTATCCCAGAGTTAATAAAAAAATAGTTATTCAATCTTTATCTATTCCGATTCCGGTTTATATTAATGTAGAATATAAAATTATAATTAAAACTGAATATCAGCAACAGATGAACGATCTGATTGCTCCCTTTATGGCGCGCACCGGACAATTAAATGCGTTTGTAATGAAGAGAAACGGCCATTTATATGAAGCTTTCATCGATCAGGGATTTACACAAAGCAACAATGTAGCAAACCTCAATGAAGAATTAAGAATGTTTACATCGGAAATTAGTATTCGCGTATTGGGATATTTAATAGGTGAAGGAGAAAATGATGATCGACCTATTGTAAAAATTAATGAAAATATAGTGGAATATTTGTTTCCCAATGAAGAGACTGTTCCTGAAGGTAATGAAAATCTTTTTCTTCCTTAAAGGAAGCGTTTTGAAAACAAAAATACTATTTAATTAATGATTGCACTATCACTTGTCGTACTTTATTATAAGGAAACCACATAATGTCAGTTAAGAATTTTAAATTTGTATCTCCTGGAGTGTTTATCAACGAAATTGATAACTCTTTTAGACCTAAAAAGGCTGAAGTCATCGGCCCCATCATCGTTGGACGCTCTTCACGTGGCTTGGGAATGCTTCCCACCAAGGTAGAGTCATACTCTGAGTTTGTGACAATATTTGGAGAGACAGTCCCTGGAGGTGCCAGCGGCGGCGATGTCTATCGCGATGGGAACTATCAATCTCCAATGTATGGCACATATGCAGCGAAGGCATTTTTAAGATCTAATGTGGGCCCTGTGACATATGTGCGGCTTTTGGGTACGGAAAATGTTGATCAAGACGGTACCGCTGCAGCACAGGCAGGTTGGAAGACGACAAAGGCTATCGCACAAGATGTAACATCGAACGGTGGTGCATATGGTTTATGGGTATTTTCAAGCGGTTCTACACGTCAAACTACGACTGGTAGCTTGGCTGCTATCTGGTATCTCAATTCAGGAAGTGCTATCTATCTCAGTGGAACGTTGTTACAATTAGGATCCGCTATTGCGGCGAGTTCCTCAGTGACTGCTTCGGCCGGCGCTATAATTGGAGCGGCAACCGGTTTGTTTACGGTCCTGATTACGGGATCCCGCGGCGTCGAGAAGATTAAGTTTAGTCTCGATGATACGAACGACAATTTTATGCGAAAGAAATTCAACACCAATCCTCAATTAACTTCCGATCAGGGTACATTTTACCCATCGGCATCTGCTAAGGATTATTGGCTCGGAGAGTCATTCGAACAACAGTTGAGATGGGACAGCCTAGATACGTCTACCACCCTGCAAGGAGTGATTTTAGCTATTGCTAGTGGATCCAATAGTCCTGCAAATATGAAGGGACAAGCCATGACGGAGGCCCGTGCCGGCTGGTTTATTGGACAAGATCTTGGAACGGCGGCACAATTTCAACCGTTTAATACTCAAAAATTGTTTCGGGTTCTCGGCCGAGGACATGGAGCATGGTTATATAAGAACGTAAAAGTATCTATCGCCAACATTCGAGCCTCCTCTAACACGGCTACAGATTATGGGACATTCTCGCTGATTTTGCGGAAGCTACAGGACACTGACAATAATGTGATTGTAATGGAGAGGTATGATAATTTAACTCTCGATCCCAGTTCACCTAACTTTATTGCACGGCGCCTTGGTGATCAATATTATCAATGGGACACCACGGAACGCCGACTTAAGCTATACGGAGATTATCCTAATCAATCGAAGTTTGTTCGTGTTGAAATGAATGCGGATGTGGAAGCTGGTGCAACAGACGCAGTTCTTCTGCCGTTCGGATATTATGGACCTCCTAAGTTTAAGGATGTGTATGGAATGACTAATGCCTCTGCTGTAAGCGGCGGCCAGGGCATCGGCGGTTTCGGTACCGGAGGTCAGGTAGACGCTAATGCAGCCTGGAGTGGCTCTACCTTCATTGGTAACGCGTTCGTAACCGGCTCGACAGGCATTCCCGCCGGAATTGGCACCCCCTACAAAGGGGACACTCCGCCTACCATGGTTTCGGGCTCGCCTTGTTCTGACGCTAATCCTATTATAGCTTCAGTTTCATTCCCAACTGATAAGTTGAGAGTATCCTCCTCTGATGGCGGCTTAAGCGATACTAAGAATGCTTATTATGGATATACAACTACGCGAGATCAAACTAGCACACGCTCAGACAGAAGTGCGGCAGATTTCCATAGACTCTTATATTCAGGTTTCCCGGATGATCCTACTTCCGCTGCTATCGGAGGCGTAAACCCTTACTCCTACATTTTTACTTTGGATGATGTTGTTCATAAAAGTGCCACCACGGTCTTTTATTATCAATCGGGTTCCCGCCAAGGTCAAACCAATGGTGGCGCCGGAGGATATTCGGCAGGTTCATCTTACACATCAAGTTCTTACAAGGACATCTTGCAAGCCGGCGTAGATAGATTTACTGCGCCAATGTGGGGTGGAGTTGACGGCTTTGATATCAAGGTTCCCGATCCTATGTATAATGGTGCCATGACCGAAGGTACTTCCACCGAAACCAACAGTTATGTTTATAACACGTGGAAGCGCGCCATGGACACGGTAGCAGATCCAGAGTTTGTGAATATGAATATCTTAACTGCACCTGGGCTCACCTTAGAGAGCTTGACGACTCATGCAGTAAATGTGTGTGAAGAACGCGCAGATGCCCTGGCGATCATCGACCTCCCCAATGTATACATTCCTTCATCTGAACAGTACTACTCAGATAAGGCTAGCCGCATTGGAACCACCCCTAATTCTGCGGCAACTGCGCTTAAGAACCGACAGATTGACTCCAGCTATGGATGTACTTTTTATCCTTGGGTCCAGGCTCGCGATGAAGCCACAAGCAAATTAGTATGGATTCCGCCCAGTGTGGCTATGATGGGTGTGCTCGCAAGTTCGGAAAGAAAGTCAGAACTTTGGTTTGCGCCTGCTGGCTTTAACCGCGGCGGACTAAGTGAAGGTGCTGCAGGAATTCCAGTTGTTGGGATCTCTGAGAGGCTAACATCTAAAAACCGAGACACACTTTACGATGCTAATATTAACCCCATTGCATCTTTCCCCTCCACTGGAATAGTGGTCTTTGGTCAGAAGACGCTGCAATCACGCTCGTCTGCCCTAGACCGAATCAATGTGCGAAGGTTGGTGATCTTCATGAAGAAGCAGATTTCCATTCTTGCCACACGGATTCTATTCGAACAAAACGTTCAAGCGACCTGGAACAGGTTTACAGGTCTCATTGAGCCATTCCTCGCGAATGTTAAGACCAGATTTGGTATTACTGATTATCGCCTCATTCTTGATGAGACTACGACCACACCAGATCTAATAGATCAGAACGTTCTTTACGCGAAGATCATGATTAAACCTGCAAGAGCAATTGAGTTCATCGCAATTGACTTTGTCATCATGTCCACAGGGGCATCATTCGATGATTAAAAAGGATGGGGGAAAATTCCCCCATTACACTATTTAAAATAGATTAAAGGAGTTCTTAACTATGCCATTCTGGTCAACAAATTTCGCAGAAGACCCAACCCTAAACGATCCTAAAAGAAAGTTTCGATTTATGGTTTCATTTGAAAACATCGACGCTGAAATCGGCGGAGCACAAATGTGGTATGCAAGTACCGTAGCTAAACCTGGTTTTACTATTAACGCTGCCGAACACAAGTATCTGAACCATACTTTTTATTATCCGGGTAACGTCACTTGGTCCGAAATTTCGATGACCTTGGTGGATCCCGTTAATCCCGATATGACAGCCACTCTTTCAGATTTGATTGAGGTGTCTGGTTATGCTCCTCCCACCCTGGAAGAGGGAGGAATGGCCACCATCTCTAAGGCCAGCGCTGCAAATGCACTAGGAACGGTCTATATTATCCAGCTTAATGCCAATGGCGAACAGCTAGAAAAGTGGACCCTTTGGAACGCTTTCCTTAGTGATGTGAAGTTTGGAGACATGTCCTATGGTGACGATGCCTTGCAGGAAGTCAGTTTAACCCTTAAGTATGATTGGGCTCAAGTTGAAGTATTAAATAAATCTTCATTGAAAGGCGGTAAGCCTGCAAAGACCAACTACTTTAAGGTATAATAGATTATAAAATGAGAGGTGTATATTGTCTAGAAATAAAGAACGTCTAGGAGGCGTTCAACAACCGGATACGAGTCCACCCCCGCAAGCAATGCACACAGATACGGGTGGCTTCTCCTTCGTTGTTCCAACAGAATTTGTGGAACTACCTTCGCGGGGTAAGTTTTATCTCGAAGGGCATCCACTGCATGGTCAGGAGAGTATTGAGATCCGTCAAATGACGGCAAAAGAAGAGGACATTCTTACGTCACGTACGCTCCTTAAAAAGGGTATAGCTTTGGATAGAGTGATCGAGAATCTTATTGTTGATAAAAGGATCGATCCGTTATCTCTTTTAGTAGGAGATAGAAACGCTATTATTGTGGCCACGCGTGTATCGGGGTATGGTCATGTGTATGAAACTAAGGTAACCTGTCCAAGTTGTTCAGAAAGCCAACAATACACTTTTAATTTAAATGAGGCCAATATTTATACGGGTGATGATATAGAGAAATTAGATATTAAGGATAATCAGAACAGTACTTTTGATACCGTCTTACCTAAAACGGGCCTCACAGTGACATTTAAACTACTATGTGGAAAAGATGAAAAGACTTTGATGTCGGGAATAGAGAGCGATAGAAAACGCAAAAATGAAAGACATATAACTCGACAATTAGTTAACACAGTCGTCGCGGTTAATGGCGATTCATCAGCGGATGCAATTAATTATTTAATTGAGAATATTCCCTCGATGGATTCTCGTCACGTGCGTCTAGCATATCGTCTGGCAGCCCCCAACATTGATCTTACTCAGTATTTTGAATGTAAAGAGTGTGATCATTCCCAAGATATGGAGGTGCCGCTCACCGCGGACTTTTTTTGGCCTGACCGATGAATACATGCAGAACATCTATGAGCAGTTTTTCTTTTTGAAATACTCAGGTGGATGGTCTTTTTCCGAAGCCTATAATCTGCCGGTAGGGCTTCGCAAATGGTTTGTGGAGAGATTGGTTAAACAACTCCAAGATGAAAAAGCGGCGATTGAAGAAGCTTCTAAGAGCAACGGAGGTACACATCAAACATTAAGCGCACAGAATCAACCAAAACGCTCATCAGGCCTCGAAAATTTCATTAGACAGGGTAAGTCATAATCCCTGTCTTTTTTTATGGGTAACTATTTAATTTAGATTATCTAAAAGGATATTTTTATGGCCCCGCCGATTTCTACCGAATTACAAGCACTCATTGATGAGCTTAAGAGCTTGGGCGACAGCGACTTCGCCGCGCTCGTAGAGAAAATGGACCTCTTGCGCCAGACTGAGCTAAAGGCATTGGCCGCGTTGAAGGACACAGAAAGTGATCTAGCTGCCATGGCCAAGACCAGGCTCGAAACGGGCGCCCGCAGCGTCACGCAGCTTGAAACACAACTTGATCGTTTGAAGGAACAGGCCGAAGCAGCAGATAAGCTCAGGATCGCCTATAAAGGCATTGGAGGTGAGTTAGACGAACAAGTATTGGCTGCGGATCAAGCAGTGGTGCTGGAACAAAAGAAGCTAAGAATTGCTAAATTAGAATTAGAACTCAAAATAAAAGATAAGGGAGTAGCAACCAAAGCGGATGTGGACAACATTAAAAACGCAGAAAAACTCCTGAAATCCAAGAAGGGCATTGCTGACACCTTAAAGAACAGCGAAGAATCAGGGAAAGAATTTGGAGAATCATTTTCCAATATGATTAAAGAGGGCCCTAATTTTAAAGACGCTCTAGATACCGACAACATACAAGGAGGTTTTAAAAAGCTGGGAGCCCTCTCAAAGTTGAATGGGGCCCAATTTGCCGCAGCAGGTAAAAAGTTTCTCGCCGGTTTCGGACCTATGGTATTTAAACGACTTCTTGACGGAATAAAAGATCTTGCTTTTGCATTAGTAGATGTTGAAAACGAATTTATGAAAGCCACGGGTGCGAATAGAGAGTTTGCCAGAGGCCTCACCCACAGCTTTGAGGCTAATCGTCAGTATGGTGTATCGATGGAAGAGAACGCGGCTACCATGGCTTCTCTCCATGGAACTTATACAGATTTTACAATGCAAGATGCAGCCACAAGAGAATCATTAACCGACACAGGTGCCGTATTAGGAAAATTAGGGGTATCCACCGCCGACTTTGCCACAGGTATACAAAATGCCACAAAGATGTTTGGACAATCTGGGGAACAAGCAGGAAAGACAATGATGAACCTGGAAGCATTTGCACAGGACTTAGGGGTATCACCACAAAAAATGGCCGCAGATTTTGCGGGCGCAGGCTCATCGCTAGCTAAGTTTGGAGATCAGGGCGTTAAAGCATTCAAAGATTTACAATACATCTCCAAGATTACAGGGATGGAGTTGGAGAAAGTTCTTGGAATTGCCAACAAATTTGATACGTTTGAAGACGCAGCCGAACAAACAGGCAAACTCAACGCAGCACTAGGTGGTAACTTTGTAAATGCTATGGATATGATGATGGAAACAGATCCTGCAGAACGTTTTAAGAGCATCCGCGGCGCGATTCTAGATGCCGGCTTATCTTTTGACGAGATGAGCTATTACCAGAAGCAGTTCTATACCGAATCTCTGGGGCTCTCCGATGTGGGAGATCTAGCGAAGATGCTCTCCGGAGATTTTGACGCCCTCACGGGTGATCTGGGCAAGACTAGTGATGAGTTAATAGATATGAAGGACCGTGCTGCAGAAGTAGCGGGATTCCAAGAGAAGCTTAAGGCGGCGTTCGCTAGTTTAATTCCCATTGTGACTCCTTTAATAGATATGTTACAGGATTTTTCTAATACTTTGGCTCAAAACATGCATATTATTAAAAAGGTAGTAGGGGTTATTGCCTTAGTGACGGGGGTTATAATGTTGTTGACTGGGGCGATGGGACCCGCAGGCGCGGGAGCTATCGCCTTGAGTGGAACGCTTATAGGATTTCCGAAGATAGCCACAGACATATTTAATGCACTTAAACAATTGATGGGATTTGTATTAGGACCATTTGTAACGATGTGGGAAGCCCTCAAGGATCAGTGGGATGATTTTAAGAGTCGAATTACAGATGAAGATATGGAAGCATTATCAAATCTCTTTACCTTTTGGGGAAAACAAATTAAAATATCATTATTGCCTATCCTGGGTGTATTGTGGGTTATTTTTAAAGCGCTAGCACTTGCAATTGAAGGGATTTTTTGGGTCTTGAAAGAGTTGACGTTGCTTGTTGTGTGGTTCGTTGAGTTATTAGCTCCTTTATGGGAGACGAGTGTTAAGATCGTCGACGCATGGGATCAATGGATTTTCGGCGCGAAAACACTGATAGAAACATTTGAGACACTTTACGCTGCCGTGGGAGATTTTGTTGGGTTACTGTTTGAAAAGGATGTAGGGCACTCAAACTTTCTTGAGGGAATATGGAAATTTGCCACTGGCTTTTTAGATATCGGCAATATGATAGAAAAAATCATCAGTCCTATCACCAACCTTGTAAAGGCCTTTACAACATTAGGCGAAGTCATCTTTAAAATCTTTAATAGCGAAGGAATCAAGATTTTCTTTGAAATGTTCTTGAGTTACATTGATAAAATGTTGGCCCCTATACAAACGATAGCCAGCACGATTGCCACCGTTTTTGAAAAGATATTCGATCCTGCTGCTTTCGGTGCCATGGCCGAAGCTATTGCAAAAATAACTGTAGCCATAGCAGAGATGCCTATAGCCAAAGGACTGTCCTTTACAGCTTCGATGGCATCATTTGGTTTAGCAAGCACAGCACTGGCGGCTGTATCAAAGGTAGCGCCTGGAGTAGCAACCGCAGCGCTGGGAACGACAGCCGTTGAAAATACGACAGCCACAGTTATTAATACATCACAGGTAATTGTAAAAACAGAAGGCGGTGGGACTAAAGACCAAAATGATCAAATGAAAGTTAGTATTAAACTTGATGGAATGGACCTGGCGAAATTCCTACAAGGAACAGTAGTAGAAAAGATTGGAGAATTGAGCCGTCAAGCGCTCATCAGCTAAAAAAAGGAATTTTATAAATGGGAACCGACGATAGTTATAACAGTAATTTTAAATATAATCGCTATGATCCTGTAGATGAACAATTAGATAACACATTTGTTGATGGAAGTGATGCGTTAGCGAATCAACGTCAACTATTTATTTCTTTTCTACATGTACCCACCCAGAACAATGTTTTCTTCAAAGGGTTTATAACTGCATTTAACGAAACATTTAAGTCGGATTGGGCATCTGAAACAGTTTATGGCCGCGGCGACCCTATTTATCAATTCAAAAATACCCAACGATCAGTTACTTTGACCTTCAGAGTACCCGCAGCAAGTGATGGAGAGGCCTATGAAAATTTAGGAAAGGTCCAACAGTTGGTTCAATTTTTATATCCTCGCTATAACAAGATTAATTCCGCACAGACTATCACTCAATCGCCCTTAATTCGTTTAAAAATAATGAACCTTTTGCGCAACGTAAACGATAGATTTGCTGCGCAGGATATAAATTATGGCACCTCTCCTATTAAAGGGTTTGCAACAACACCCACCGCTGACAAGTATGAAAACTATAAGACAGCACAAACATGGGAATCCCATGACGGGTTGTTGGGTATTATTGACAACCTCACCGTGAACCATGGTATAGAAGGCGCCGCAGAGGATGGATCCTTTTTGGTTGGACAAAATACAATCCTTTCTAAAATGATTGAAATCCAAATTGGTTTCAATCCGATCCACGAACATGCCCTAGGATGGGATGAAAAAGGTACCTTTGGAGCCAGCACAAATAGTAAAAAGAAAGATCAACAAAGATTGTTCCCCTACGGTGTTCATCTCGACAACGTTGCTAGCACAGAAGCAGAGTTAAACAACGAAGCGAAAACAGATAGTGGCAATGCGGTGGACGAAGAGGGAGAGCCGGCAGCCCCAGATCAAACAGCACTCGACTCAGCCGCCAATGCGGTTCAGACTGGATTCATCACAACCACTGCCGAATATGGAGAAAATATCCAGACAGCCACGGGTGTTTTTGAGTTAACATCTACGGAAACAGAAGAAGAGGTAGTTTTTAAACAAACGGCGGAAGATATTGAATATGCCTAATTCAAGAAGGAACTAAACCATGTCAAGATATATTAATGATACAATCTTAAAAAATGCCAGCGAATATTATGAGTTTCTACGTAAGGAACGTGGTGTAAAGGTTATTGAACAATACGAAACAATTATCATGCGGCAGCCGACGTTGGCGGATCGCGTTAGATTATCAACCACCGCCCACATATGGAAGTACGGGGATAGATTTTATAAACTAGCCAGCCAATATTATGGAGATCCTCGTTTGTGGTGGGTCATTGGCTGGTATAATGGATATCCCACTGAAGTAGACATTAAGCCAGGTGCAAGCATAAGAATCCCGCTGGACATTGAAAGTACCTTAGTGGCATTAGGATACTAGAAGATGTCCGTTCACATCATAGAACCAGAAGCTGGAGAACCCACATCTCAGGCTGAGATAATAAAAGCGAACGCAGCAGAGAATTTAAAATATTATAACGACATTATTAAGGCGGTAAAGGCATATGGGAAACATACCGATGCCGCCTACGACGCCGCGCAAGACGCCGGCGTCGACTCCTGGGTCGCGCATTTTTCGCTCATAACCTGGGCCGATTTGGCACCGTTAGTGGTTGTTGATGAAAACATCACCAAACAAAACGCTGAAGGCCTCCTCCAGGCTAACCAAAATATAACTAATTTAATGAGTATGTTTGGACTCTACACCCAGATGGCCACTCCTGATAGTTTTGTATCTAAGCATGCTGAAGAATTAGAAGAGAAGCTAAAAGAGCAACCGACCGCAATGTCGGGGAAGGGCAAAGCAACGGCCGCTGAGATTGCGCGCGCCGTAAAACAAGCCAAGACACAAGCTAAGACGATAGCTCGTAAGATATCCAAATATTATCAAAACGTAGAAGAGGCCTATTCTGCCGGTCGCGCAGAAGACAAGGCCAAGGCCGCAGCAAATGCCGATTATCAATCTCTGACGGCACAACAAATAGGTCAACAGGCCATGGCTGCCACCGCTCAAGGACTTGGTCAGGCAGTTGCTCAACAATCGGCAGAACAAAAAGCCAAAGACGCTGCTCTGGCCGCTGCCGTCAGTGGCAGCATAACCAAGGAACAGGTTCTTTATAGAGAACAATGTTTTTTGATGGCAAATATTCAGGAGTTTATAAACTATAAAAGGAATATGGATAAAACGAATAAGGTCTTGCCCTATCAGCCCAATATGGATTCTGGCGTTAATGCTTGCCTCTTGGCCGAAGACAGTCCTTTTGCGTTTATGAATAAATTAACTCAATATCCTCATGCGAAAGAATTTTTTGCGATGACACCGGCACAACTTTCGAACTTGGTACCTATGATAAGATTATATAAAGTAGTGCAAGGAAATAATGGAGAAGAAACAGATGTAGAGTTTAATTTCTTTTCCAATACTACATTTAATGAGATTCAGAATTATACTAAGGACAAAGAGAAGAGAGGGTTTGGAGTAGGTATAAAGGATTTCTCCTTTACATATGATGGAAATAATCCTTTTGCGGCTAAAAAAAGTATTAAAGCGAAACTAACTCTTTTTGCCAATGGACTCGATGAATTATTTATGTGTCGTGGCGCCAACAAATGCGATAGCACCGTGAAGAAAGATTATTCTACGTCATATCGGTATGTGGATCTAGCCCTAAAAACCGGCCGCAGTAAGTCCTCTAAAAAAAGTACAGATGTAGGGAAGCCCCAAGAGGGATGTACGACTTCGGTGGATCCCGAAGCCAATTTGGCTAAATTAAATTTTAGATTGAAGGCAGTTGTAGGATGGGCAATGCCCCATAACTTTCCTAATGCAGTAGACAATCCCAAGTTGTTGGACGCTCTTAACAATTCTTTTGTTACTCTCAATTTAACTCCTACAATTCACGATTTTGATATTGATGAGATAGGCCGCGTCAACTTCACGATTAATTATTTGGCTTACATAGAAGAGTTTTTCGACCAGCCGCAATTTAATATTTTTGCAGATCCAGAAATTTCTGCCAAGAGAACCTTACGTAGATTAATATTTCAGTCATTAGAAGACCAGAGTGAGTGTAAAGCCACCGAAATAAATGAATTAAAGAAAATGGAGGCGGACAAGATCGCCGTAGAAAAAAAGGAATCTATTCAATTTATTACTAAACAATTATTAAAACCTAATGATCAAAATAAAAGCAAAATGAAATACATTAATCTTAAACGCGAAGAATTGGTTAAATTTCAATTTGAAGGACTGTTTTATCAAATGCCAGAAGGGGGTGTTACCTCTTTGATCGTGGATAACACTAGCGATCCTAAAGCCTTAATGGCAGAGATGGATAAGACCATGTCTAAATTGACTGACAAAGAGAAAAAAGGGAGCGATCCTCCCAAAGATTCTACCGAAGAGGAAAACAAAGATGCTTTTGATAAACTGATGATGGAACCAGGAAGTGAACAAATTCCATTTTTTTATGTAAGTGATTTGGTTGATGTTATCTTAAAAGGAATCGGGGAAAATTTAAATACATTACCTACGAACCTGGCTTCTCAATTCTTTAAAGTGGAGGAAGAATTCCCGGCTGCTGCGCTAGCGGATATGGGCCAAGTTATATCTCTTATAAAATCCGAAACAACAATTGCAGCCAAGTTCGCAGAGAGATTTAAAAAGTTTAGAGTTTTCTTGGGACCCTTAGAAGTAAAAGATTTTAAAGGTGGCTTTAGTCAAACAAATGCTAGTATCGGTGATATGCCTATTTCTTTTAAATATTTCCTTGAATGGCTAACTAAGAAAATGCTTGCTTTGGATGATACAACGTACCACTTAGCTAAATTTTTGAATGATTTTTTCAATCTTCTCCTTAAAGAATTTATGAACAATGATACATGCTTTAGAGTTAACGCCAATCAGAAAGTTCGGTTAACTCAAGCCACAATCACTTCTTATAAAAAGAAAGGAGCCAAGGGCCCGGATGAAATTACTCAGGCTATTCTTAAAGGAGGAGGAAAAAGGCTTAACATGGATAGTGTAGGGCCACCGAAGGGTAGTATCCCAATGCCATTGCTTAATATTTCGGGCCCCGAAGATCTTCCTCTTACTCACAAGAGTGTAGATTTTGAAACAAACTATTTAACTTTTTTTGCTGGTCGCGTGCAACCATCGGAGTTCATGAATGGAAATCGCATAGAGGATGAAAAGCGCGGGTTATTTCATTTTTCAATGGGGCGCCAAGATGGCTTGGTAAAAAACATTTCTCTTTCAAAAACTACTGCAAAATATTTAAAAGAAGTAAGATTTGAACAGGATGGCTATGATGGCTTAAAACAATTGAGGGAGGTATATGATGTGACAATTGATACATTCCCTATTGTCAATGCCTATCCTGGTGTTTATATTTATGTAGAGCCTCGTGGTTGGTCACCAAGTTCGAACAGCAAAGATCTTACAGAGCTAGGCATTGGAGGGTATCACATGATATGGAAATCTGAACACTCCTTCGCACCAGGAAAAGCTGAATCAAAAATATATGCCAAATGGGTCGCCTCCATAGGAACTTGTGCTTCGAAGAGATCTATTGATGATCCAGCCGATAGCGGTGGTGGATCCACCGATGGGGATAAAGTTACCAAATGTGGCAGTATGCTAAAAAAGATTGAGGAAGGAAAAACCGCCGGCGAAGCCGCGGCGGCCACGAGAGATGAGGTGGGGGCCGCCCCCGCAAAATAAAAAGGAGCCAATAAATGTCCGAATTTTATGCTGCAGGGAATAATGAATCCACTAAAGCTCTATTCTTAAAGAGAACCTACTATAGAGGAACCACCACTGACTCAAAGAATTTATCCAATTTGGTAGATTTTAATTTTGGAGAAAAGTATTTTTATGGTAGAGTCAACCGCTTTTTTATGCCGATGCATTATGTTAATCGTACGATTGCTTTGAAGGGGTTGACGGGAAATGATGAGAATGGTGTCCCACTGAGGGCCATGAGCTTTGTGGTAGATGCGTTTAAAGATTTAAGTCAACAATTTAATAAATGTGCTTTAACCGGCAAGATAGATAACAATGATTTGTTCTTATCTAGTTTAAAAGTATACAAAGCATTTGAGGATCCGGTGGTCCAGTATAATAAATATTTAGCTAGCACGTTGGATGTAGTAGCTATGCAATTTATAAAAGGCAAAGTCGTATTTAAAAATTTTGATGAATTCATAAATGAATTGATGGGTTTTTTAATAGCCCTTACGCGCCAATATCCTATTACAATGCCAGCATATATTAAAAGCAAATATTGCTCCATCACAACATCAGGACTCGCAATTGAAATAGCAGATCTCGATGCATCTAATGATAATATTAAAACCGAACAATTTGTTCAAAGTTTAAATTGGGATTTCTATGTGAATGCGTGTAATACTTATGGGTTTATGATTGATAAGTTTGTACCGTGGCGATTGGTAGCAGACATTGGTTCGACGCCCATGTTACAATATGCAAAAAACTATCCATTTTTGAATTCAACCGATGCAATCATTAATCTTGGATACAGTACATCCCAGAACGACTTTTATAATAAATTTAAATATTATTTATTAAATTTGTATAATAAAGTTAAAGGGAAAGGGTTCCTAGTCACTGAGGATTGCGGTGGAATTACTCAAGCCAAACTTGTAGTTCCCGAAGAATATGACATAGCCAAATTGACGAGCAAATATAATGAGATCTATTTCCTTCAATTATATTTTACTCTGCGTTTTAATGAGGAAGTGTCTCCCTTGGATGAGGGGGACCGAACACGCCTAATAGATGACGCCATCGAAATGTATATGAGCCAGGGGATAGAAAAAAGTTTATACAATTTTGAAAGAATTCTTAGTAAACCATTTGACTATCGCGGCTCTTTGAGTTATATTAATAAACACCAGCAAGCAGTTCGCGATTCGGAGGGCCCTTGATATTCCAGACACTGGATGATAAAACAGAATGCGTGGGTGTGTATGCGGACGGTAAACTTTATTTTGAGGATATACCATCGGATTTAACGCACACCTGGAAATACACCGGCACCCTAAAGAACAAAGAGATAAAGTATGCATGGCTTTATTGCAGCGGCCGTAGTTTAGAACAAGCAGCCCCAGAAGACATGCTAGCCGAATTGGCAAAAGCCCAGCGTCGGTTTAATGCCTATATGAAATCTTTTAGAATTGCGAAGATTAATATGCGTGAACATTGTGTATTCGATTTAGTGCCCGCAGATTTCCTTAAACAGTTTTGCGAAATAAAAAATAAGATTACTAAGTATGTGTTTGAGAATTATGATAAACCAGATCACTATGACCATCTAGCGGAGGTGCAAGCACTTCTTTATAAAATTAAATACCAAGATTTAAACCTCACCAATGATGGGTGTAGAAATCTTTTTTACAGAACCAGAGATAGAGACAAAATTAAAAACCTTCTCGATGGTTATACACATATCGACTATAATTTGTTTGGAACGGTAACAGGGAGATTGGCCACCAACCCCGAGTCCTTTCCCATGTTGACTCTCCGTCAAGACTATCGCAAAATTATTAAACCTCACAACGATTTCTTTTTGTCGTTAGATTATAATGGAGCAGAGGTACGTACACTGCTAGGGCTATCCGGAGTGGAACAACCTACGGGGGACATTCACCAATGGAATATGGAAAATGTATTCGGTTCGCAGATGAATATAAATAGAGAGGTTGCTAAAACACTTTTCTTTGCCTGGTTATATAACCCCTCCTCTCGCGCGATTGACACGGAATACTATGATCGTCAGAAGCTGTTGGGACAATGGTATACCGATGGTATAATCACCACCCCTTACCATAGGAGCATCAAGGTAACCGAAGAAAAAGCATTCAATTATCTGATCCAAAGCACGACTGCAGACATTGTACTGGAGAAAGCTGTAGAGATTGATAAGATGCTAGAGGGAAAGAAATCATTTATTTCCCATATCATTCATGACGAAATTGTAATCGACTTAGCGGACGAAGAGAGGGATCTTACGCCCCAGATTAAGAAGGTGTTCAGCGAAACACGATACGGAAGTTATATGGTAAATCTTCAGGCCGGCAAAAATTATTTTGACCTAAAAGAGTTGAAGTTATGATTTCCATTGTAGGACTAGGGAATGCCGCATCCGCCATTGCGGAAAATTTTAATGCAACCTCCAATTATAATGTGTTTTTAATGAATGATAAGGTATCTCGCACGTCTAAGTATAAATTTAAATTAAAGTCCTATGAAAAACCAGAAGAATATGAGAAGAACATCCCTAATGTAAAAAAGTTTTTTAGTAATCTCGATGAGCACGTGCAGTTTTTGATTGTGGGTTCTTCCTATAGCTCGAATTATTCATTAGGCATTTTACAACAATTGAAAAAGAAGAGAGTAGATATTATTTATATCAAGCCAGATATAGAATTGTTGACCGGGGTTCCCAAGCTGCTTGAAAACGTAGCATTTGGTGTGCTCCAAGAGTATGCGCGCTCCGCCTTATTAAATTCGATGACTCTTATATCAAATTTTAAACTGGAAGAGATCCTCCAAAACGTTCCGGTGAAAGAGTATTACAATGTACTCAATAATTCTATTTACTCCACAGTACATTACTTAAACTTTTTTGAACACAATGAGCCAGAAATTGGTTTAGTAGCTAAGCCGTCTGAGTTATGTCGGATTAGAACGGTAGGAATTTTAGACATGGAAACTCTTGAAGAAAAGTGGCTCTTTGACCTTGACGTTGAGAGAGAACTATGTTATTATATGTGTATCAATCAAAAAAGATTGGAGGAAGAGGGTGGCTTACACCGGAAGATCGTAGGAATGTTGAAGAGCAAACCAAGGAATGCCTTTCGCAAGATTTCGTATGCGATTTACGAGACGCCTTTACAACAAGACTTTGGGTTTGTCGTGGCCCACACAAACACGATACAATCAAATTAAACTCTTGACTTGCTTTGTCGAGAGTGTTATAATAGAACAATAAGGAACGCTTATTGTTCACTC